GATTAGTACAGGCTCATCAACAGGTCCTCTTGCAAAAGAGGCAACAATAGCACCGGTTTTATCTGAGGCAGTTTGGACCTGACCTAAAGTAAGGTCAATCTCCCTGACTAGAACACCGGGCGATGCTAAATTTACGGGCATCTTTGTGTCTCCCTATGAAAGTCCGAATAATCTAAAAATATTTAGTAAAACGTGACTTTTGAGACGACCTTAACTATATTCCCACATATAACTCATATCCCCATATTCATCTGTATGCCACACATCGCCCTGTGCATCTACAAATTTAGTTTCCTCATTATCTAGCCCATCACTCACAAAACCAAAGGGAGCCATGTCCGCTTGAATATGCTCCTCTTTTTCATCATAAATTTCTTTACGTACATCATTATCTGTCATTTCACGGAAGAAGTCTTGTGCCACGCACCAGGCAAAAATAACTAGGCACATAGCCAAGTCATCATTGCAGCCGTCTTCAGCCGCAAAGGTATTGTTCCTGGAAATGAATGTGGTAAGTTCCTGGACAATGTGAAAGTCTTCAAAGATAAGCTTGTTTTCCTCTACAAGGGCTTTCAAGTTAGAGCAGCCTAACTTCTTAGTGGCTACACTCATCTTGACGCCTAGCTGCGTCTTAGAGCCACTGAAGCCAGAGCCTAGCTGCTGACCAGCTCTCCCACGCATCGCGCACATCATGACGTTTGGATACTCCAAGTCATAGTTGAGGATGGAAGCTACCTGATCGCCGATGTCATTAACCTCAATGAGCAGGTGTGCCATGTTATAAGCTTTACCCACCTTCTCAATGACTGAGGGGAATACCATGGGCTTGATCTCATTGTCCCTGAATTTCGCTACCACGCGATAGGGGAACTCCGTGATATCAAATACCACAAAGGCAGAATAGTCTTTACCTACACCACGCGCCACGTCCACTGTGATGACATAGCGGCGATCTTCCTGCGGCGCCTCATATACATCCAGAGAATCATTCTTACTATCAGGCTCTCGATAATCCATTCTGCGTAATGCAGAAGGAGCAATCAGCGTATCAACCGAACCGATGAACTCACACTCAAACTCAACCTTGAACTGTTCTTCTGAGGTGTTCTTGATAGTAGTCTTTTTCCATTCCTCATCTCTCCCTGGTACATCACTCCAATGAACCTCGATGGGGTTATAGTCGTTCTTGCCCTTCTCAGCATCACTCCACATCCTGTAAAAGTGATTCATACCATGAGGGGTAGAAACGATGATAACCTTTGTAGATTTACCAGAGGTAATAGTAGGATATACCGAAGCGAAGAACTGGTCAGCAATGTTGTTTTGAACGAACGCAAATTCGTCTAAGAAGATGATGTTGAATGACATACCACGAACCGCTGAAGCTGATGTGGAAGCAGCTAGAACGGTTGATCCATTGTCTAACTCAACAGAACCTTTGTTCCAAGATACAACTCCATGTTGCATCCATTGGGGTAGATTTTCATAAGCCAGCTGAAGGCGCCCAAGAATCTCACGTGCAGTGGACGCCTTGTTAGCCAGAATGCCGATAGTTACGTTGTGATTAAAAAGTAGGTAATATAAAAGGTAGGAAACGCAGGTGGTCGATTTACCAGTCTGACGAGGCATTTTACATATAGTAAAACGATTCTCATGGAAACTTTCTACCAAGTCTTCCTGGAAATCATACAGTTTAAAGGGGATAACACCGTGATCAAGGGAGACAATCTTGATATAGTTACGAGCAAAGTACAGGGGATCCTGCGAGCACTTCATAAGCTCCGCTACCTGATCACCAGTGAAGTTATGCGTTACGTTTGCTTTCTTTAGATTAGGATTGCCAAGATACTGCGTATCCATAAATGATATTGAGTCCTAAAATTTATTTAGGGCTGAATATTGGGGATGTTAGTTCCGCGAGTACTATAGCCCACATTGGCGCTATCGTATCTAAAATAGCTACTCACGCTTACGGGCTGATTGTTTTCATTATGCCTTACATAAGAACTGACTACTCCCACGGAGCCGTTATCTAAAATTCTTACGTAATCAGCATTAAATTGATAGTAACGAAAACGATCCCAACCCCAACCTGGGTCAGCATAATCACTAACAGCGAAACCTGGCTGCACAGTTGCCGCAATCCCAGCAGCATCGCTGTACCTTGTGTAAAACACATTCATCGAGCCGATACCAGCAGCCATATCCCTTTATCGTACTACTTGTATTTAGCCAGTTTCACTAATATGAAGACAATACCTATTGAATAGAAATACGCGAATCCTTCGGGAAGGGACATGAGAGCCTGAGTTATTAGATTAATATTTATGACTTTTTATAAACTAATAATATGCCCAGCATAGGTATTGTTACTAAACCAAAACCTAAGATCATCCAAAACACATCACCATGCAACCATTGATGTAAGATATCCATTATCCTGATTGGCGATACCTTGCTTTAGTCGCTTCACTCATGAACTGATCAAGGCTTTTCCCTTCTTTCATCGCCTTTCTCTGTTTCCGATGCGCTGCATCAAATTCTTTATGTATAGTGCTTCTCTTTTTAGAAATGTCGCCAAGTTGACGATTAGACACCATTTTATTCCACTGAGGACCTGTTAGATCAGTCTCTTCAGCAGAAGCCTTGGTTTGTATGGGATCAGCTGTAATTAAATCTACCACCTCGAATGCAGCATTGCCCTGCGCATCCTGAATGATAGTGCGATCTTCTTTCTTTACGCAATTGGGGACTATACGATCACCTTTCTTTTTCATCCCCTTTTGGGTATAGCCCTTCCAACATGCCATTGTCCCACTCCTTAATTTAGTGAAAGGCTCCAAGAGAGCGATTGTTAACACCAATAATGGCGCCCATAACTAAGTTGCCTTTCATACAATTATTTAGTCATAAGTCTTTTTACCGTCTTTGATGTACCCCTTACCTTTACCATCACTGAAGCGAATGCCTTTAGTTTTGCGCTCGGCATGCATTTTTTTATGCAGGGCATCCTTATCGCTTTGGCGTTGCTTAGCTGCTTCGGCACGCTCTTTGAACTTTTCCAAGCTACGAGTACTCGCTGCAGCTTTACGTACTTGCATTTGGGCGAGACTTTCTCCCATAGATTCTCCTCCTGAACCGTCGTGTGAGTCTGTGTGTTCGGGATCCATGTCATCTACATCTTCACCGTCCTTATCAAGTCCATAAGCTCCTTTAGGATCCTTCCTAGAGTTGATCTTGCGATCTTTTTTCTTTTTCTCAGTGGGTTTAGCCATTACTTTGAATCAGATAGTTTATTTATCATTCCCTGTTTGATTAGCTTTTGAAGCTCGGTTGTAGAACCTACAAACACGGAGTTGTTTGTAACGTTAGTTTGATTATTAACTGTTACGTTTTCTAGATCCTTGACTTTCTTCTGAAGGTCTAGGAGCTTATCTGCCGTATCAGCTACGTTTTTGATCAAACCACCGACAACTTCATATGCTCTTGCACTGTCACCTTCATTGGCTAAATCAAGAGCATTAGTGACAGCTTCTTGTCCCTTTTCAATGAGACTATAAAGATGTCCTCTGGTGTACTCATAATCTTTGTCAGCATCTCCCTTACCAGCGGTAGCAACACCAACGCTTTCCTCCTCAACCTCAACGAGGTCGTGGACTTGGGATTCTCTACTAACTTCAATATCTAGAGCTTCATCGATTGGGTCGAATGTACTCATGGGGTGTAGTCCTCATTTTGGGTTGGGCTGTATACTTTAGAATCGAGAAGAATAAGAGTTTCTTCATTAAATCCAAAGTCGTCACCTGGCTCAACATCATATGGATCGGGAGTAACGGTATAACGCATCTCGCGAGGTGCGTTCTTCTTGGTATCAAGATGGTAATCAACTTGTACCTTACGGATGAGACCATCACCAGTATCATTGATGGGACCAAAGTAATAGGTCTTCGCAGTGAAGTTCAACGTGTATAAGATGCTTTTCCTGGTGGCAAAGTCACCCTCATAATCATCCGTAAAATTAATAGAATTGAGAACGATAGGAACGTCTCTCTTCTCACCGATTTCCTCGACGAGTTCCAGAGTGATATTAAAGGATGGCTGGAAATAAGGAACTATTTGCTCTACGATTTGTAAAGCATCTGTCTCAAGTTTACTTAAAATATGTAGTTCAAAGCCAAGATTATATGCCACAGGCATAAAAACACGCTTCAGTGTCTTTCCATCTTTGGTTTTGAATCGCTGAGTTGGGGGCTCTTTGCGCTCCCCATCATACTGCCAGCTCGTCAATTCAAATGACATGCGTGGTAAAGTTGTCTCAACGGGTTGGTCCAGTTCTCTCATCTGAGTTAGACGAGCTAAGAACTTTTGAATGGGACCATACGCCAAAGGGACCTTCATCTCGTTAATGACATTATTGGCTTGGTCTTTCTTTTGGATACGAATATCGTTAAAAAGATTACCAAAACCTACAATAGTCCTTTTGGTTGCTTCATTATAAAAATAAGGATTCCCTTGCATAACGGCTCCTTATGGGACAAATATATTTATTTATTCGCCAAAAGGATTGAAGGGATTCCATTCGTCGGTGTCAACGATACCCGAATCGGCTGCAACTTCAAAGTCTTCGTTCTGAGAATAGGCATCTTGAATGGTGGTGTTGGAGTCGTATGTCTTCACTGCATAGCGAGCACCACTACTCTCACCCTCAATAATTTCACCAGGATAGAAATCAACTGCACCTGCTGCATCAGGATCGATATTAGTTACGGTAACCTTAAACCGTGGCGCATCCCATACACGAACGCGAGCACGAATACCAGATTCTTTCCCTACAACAATCTCATTATACAGGTAATTACCTGTTCCTTGAATAGCAGGCGCTGAGACCACCGCAAAAGCCGCTGCATTGAGTCCTGCGCCTGGATTAGTAATCATGGTCTTAACGATCTTCTCGCCGTCTGTGAGGGCTTTTCCTTGGGCTACCTGGACGTTATTCTCATCATAGACAATAATGTCTGCATCTTCGGGGTAACCAGCACCTTGATTAGTGATGGAAAAGTTGATTACCCCTAATGATTCGCTATTAATACCAGCCTGAATAACGATGCCATTACCACCACCTCCAACAGCCATCACTCCTGGAGGTTCTACATAACCAGTTCCACTGTCAAAGACAACTAACTGCTGAAGCGCAAGCGTCTCTAAGTTAGCATTTGGCTGGGTAAGAAGAGCAATTACTTCAGGATCCGTGCCAATTTGAGGGGGGACAATTTTAATGGATGGTGCAGAAGTGTAGTCATATCCATCATTTAGAATGGTCAATTCACGAATATAACCAGTACCCAAATTTACCTCCACCTCAGCACGATTGCTAAGGGGTACCAGATCAATGGTAGTGATGTAGCCTTTGTCTAGGAGAGTAGAATCGATCTCATCGATCGTGGTGTCTAGAACCTCATCCTCATACTCAAAGAGTTCACATTGTAGTTCATAGGTATAAAGAGTGCCCAACTGATAGAAAGGCTGCTCGTGTTCTACAAATTTAATTTCAAATAATCGTCTGCCTAGTGGGAAATAAATGAGATCCCCTTCCCTAGGTCTTTGAATAGTAATAAGTTCCCCATCATCCTGAGGGCTGTTCATCAAGTACAGCATCCTGGAATTTAGGAAAGGAGCGATATAATCCTCATAGCGCTCACGGGAGATGGTCAAGGTAACATCGTCTTTGACTTGAATGCCAAATTTGGTCATGATGTCGCCTTGACCAGCATACCCATCATAGTTATTGAGATATGCTTCAATAATAAAATACGAACGGAATTCTGAGGAAGTTACCTCCCTCATGATCGTCGCTTCCCTAATAAATGTGCGTGGGATGTAATACACATCAATGCCATACATGCGTAGCTGCTCATTTACGAGCGACTGCTGCAGATTTTGCTCCTCTTGGGAGCCATGCATAAAAAAGGAATTGACGACCATTGTTCTTAGCCTACATCATCGAGAGGTGGGAGTTCGTATGTGCTCAACATATCCTGCTTGATCTCTTCTAGCTCTTTTACGCCCTCGTCATAGATCTCACGACCATTCATCTCAAGTCCACCAGGCATTTTGGTACCACGGAACTTGATTAGGTTCTGTCCCCACTGCTTCTTAAGGCGAGCAGTGAGATACATCTTAACCCAACGATCATTGTAGATCTTACAGAACTGTTCGGGAGCTAGAGCGCGATAGCACTCAATGACTATGTATTCCCCCTCTCGAATGCGATTCCAGTTAATGTCTAGATACAATCTTCCTTGACGGAGATTGAACCTAATCATTGCAGAGGGATCAAATAAAAACTCATATGTGGAAAGCCACATTTCAGCAATATAGTAGCTGATTAAGTCAGCTCCTCCCCACCAGCCTAAGCCACTGAGATACCCAAATCCACCATCCATAGGATAAGCAGCATCTGGACCGAGCCCCCCTAACCAGGGATAGAAACCACTACCACCAGTAGCCGATCTAGGAACACATACACTCTCCACCCCAATAATATGATCAGGGACTTGAATGTAATTGGAATTTTCAAAGAAATTTTGCTCGAAAGGACCATCTCCACCTGGGTAGAGAGCACTGGCACCAGTAGCGCCTGGATAATAAGCAGCCGATGTACTAATACCTGGATTAGTATAAGGATGGCTCTTTCCTCGTGCAATATCCTCTTTGGTGAATTGGTACTTTAAGTAAGTGCGAATAACACCATCATAGTGGCGCTCATTAAAGAGCTGAATGGTATCATCAACCAAATCATCGATCTGCTCATCAGCTACGTTAATCTCCAATACAGGAGCTCCTAGCTGCCTTAGAGCATACTCAATGAGCTGGTGGCGAGTTCCTGGCTTAGCCATCAGTAGCTACCTCCATCGATCGTATCGGTGAAGGCGGTGTTGTTGTTTGCGGGATTAACTGTGAGAATGCATGTAGAGGTTTGAATCTGGCATCCCTCTACCTTTTGAGTAAAAATCTCTCCATTCCATACAGGAACAGAACCAGTCGTAATACCCGTAAAGTCTGTATCAGTTTGTGCCTCTAGAGAGGAGGGAACACCCTGTGATACAACACGGACAACATTTCTTTGTCCAATTTGATCGAGAATGTTTGCCATTAGTTGCTCCTCTCGTTATCTTTGCTGCTAGGATTGGTCTGGACCCACTGAGCGCTATCAGTATCCTGATAGTAAACGTACATACGACCCTCAACATCGTTCCACCAGAGATCGCCGATACGATCCTGGGGTGGTTCTGGACCAATAAAGACAGGGGGAGTGGAAGGCTTAATAATACCTGTTTCCATTTTAGTTACTCCTGGAGATACTAGAGCCATTCCCTGTACGGAGCGGTAGATTTTGCCATCAGTCTTGGAAATCAAGATGACATCATATACATATCTACCCTCTTTAAGGGCGGCGGTTTGTTGTGCATTAAGTGAAATTACAAACTCACCTACTTTGGGGTTTGGAATGGTAACTGCGAATTCCACACCAACTAGCTGAAAAGTCAGCACCTTGATCAATGATAATATTTGATACGTAGGCAGCTGCCATGGGACTTAAAAGTCAGTCTTACAGAGCTATTTAGCGTCTAAGAGCTTTCTAATCAGTTCCTTAAGCTCTTTGATCTCCTCTTTAGCCTCATCCAGTTCTGTAGCAAGGTTTTTCATCTCCCTACACTTACGGTCATTAGATTGTTTTCTCCGCATATAGGAGTTATAAGAACCCACATCAGTATTAATAATAGCACCTTTAGGGGTGCGGTAGAGAGAATCACTTCCCTCTACCCTTTTGAGTTTCTTCTTCATTATGCTAATGCAATGGCACGTAGGTCTTGGATGAATGGGTTGCGAGCCTCGTTGGTTCCACTGAATACAATCTTAATTTCAAAAGCTTGGAACTCGGGGAGCTCATTAACTTCATAATTGTATTCCAATACTTCTAGGAAAGTACTGGATCTTACACGCTTATTGGGAAGACCATCATTCTTAGAAGGATCAATCACCACTTCACCGAACCCATCCCCGTTCACATCAGTGAGGTTGTTATAACCAGGGAATAGCTCCCACGTGGGCTCTGTGCTTCCCTGGCTGTCTGCACCGAATAGACGGTAGAGAACACGGAAGTCCGCTGTAGCGTCCCTGTAGGCGCTTAGAAGGATCTTTAGGGAGGTAGCTGGGTTGGCTAGGTCTACGCGCTCAGAGATGTAGATAGAGCTGTGAGGATCGCCGATAAGCTGCTTCACAGCTGCATCATCCGCATAGTTCTTGACTGGGTTATTAATCATAGCGCGAGCCACAATTGCATTAG